GCTGACTTAGAGTTGCCTGAAGGTGTTCACTTTGCTGGTCGTGCTTCTGACAAAGAAATCGGCTTGTCAATGCGTGTTGTTCGTCAATATACAATAAATAATGATTCTATTCCGACTCGTTTAGATGTATTGTATGGCTGGGCTCCACTTTACCCTGAACTCGCTTGCCGTGTTGCAGCTTAATTTAGAAAGGAAATAATATGTCTAATCCAGGACCAGCAACCACAGTAACGATTCACCCACAGAACGTAACTTCTAACCAAGCTATTCGTTTGTTAGCAGTTGCTACAGGTGTGAACGTAAACGCAACAGGCGATCAAGCATCATTACAAATCGCTAACTCATCAAACTACTCTGTATCTAACGTAGTGTTTACAAATGCTTCAACTTCTTTAACATCTGCTTATGCTGGCTTATTTACAGCTCCATCAGCAGGTGGTACAGCGATTGTTGCAAACGCAGCATTGTCAGCACTAACAGGTTCTTCAGTGGTTTCACAAAGAACTGTTGCTTCAACTGCAACTCAATCTGCACAAACTTTATACATTAACGTAGGAACTGCTCAAGGTGCAGCAGCAACTATGGATGTATATGTTTACGGATATGATTTCAGTACATATTCTTAATTGAATAAGTTGTGATTAAGCCCCCTGTAAAAAGGGGGTTTTTTTTATGAATTGTTGTATAATTAAATAACCAATTTTGGTTTTCTTTGCAAAGGAAATTATTATGTCTAGCACTACTGTAACTCGTGGAAACTCACACGAAACTTTTTATATGCAAATTAACATTATACCAACACAGGTGACTAATGCTACAACTTCTAACCAAACATTTAACGTGCCAGGTTTATTAACAACAGATATTCTTGTTTCTCAAGGATATATTGCTAATCAAACATCAGGAATTTTTATTGTTGAGTGCGATTGTATTACCAATGGTGTGTTAACTATCCAATTTGGTAATTTCTCAGCTTCTCCAGCAACTCCACAAGCTGGTATTTATGAAATTCAAGTTGTACGTTTAGAAGGCCCAGCACCAACTAACGCTGTTTAAGGATAAATTATGGCAAACGTATCAGCATATCGTTTTGTTGGCCCAACTACTGCAATTTCAATTTCAGGAACTGCATCAACATCTGTAACTATTACCCCTAATGGTAATGATCAGATGAATTTCTGTGGATTTTTAAATACAGGCTCAAACCCAATAGCAATAACTATTTCTCCTGCAATACCAGGCACTTCTACTACTGCTCCAGCTGCTGTTTTACCTTCAGGTGGTAGTTCAAGCCAAAGTTTTGTATTGGGAATTAGTATGAGTCAGCCCACAGTAATAGCAGTTCCCCCAAGTTTTGCGATTACAGCGATTGGAACAAGTGGCACACTTTATGTGTTGCCAATGGTTGATCAAAACTAAGGAGTAGTTTATGGCTGATCCAGCCAAAACAGTAGACCAAAATCTACTGCCAGTCCAAGCATATTTTAACTTGGATGGTAGTTTTAATACGTTTATTGGTCAGAATCAGCCTTTTTATGCCACAACTAACCCTGTTCAATCAGGGTTAACCATTACTAATAGCACAATTAATAGTACATCTATAGGTGCTATAACACCATCAACAGGTGTATTTACTAATATATCCACAACAACAGGGTCAATTACTACAACTGCGTCAAATGCAACGGATATTGCAAATAAATTTTATGTTGATACTGTTGCACAAGGACTAGGCCCTAAAGCATCATGTTTAGTAGCTACAACTGCAAATATTAGTCTAAGTGGATTACAAACTATAGATGGATATACAACTATTGCTGGCGATAGAGTTCTTGTTAAAAATCAGTCTGCAAGCTCACAAAATGGTATTTATTTAGCATCTGCATCTGCGTGGACTAGAGCGACTGATATGGATGTATGGTCAGAAGTGCCAGGTGCTTATACAGTTATATTAAATGGTGGACAAGCAGATACAGGATGGGTTTGTACTGCTGCATCAGTAGGAACAATTAATGTTACTGCAATGCCTTGGGTACAATTTGCAGCGTTAAATTCGTATTATGCAGGTACAGGACTAAATTTAGTAGCAAATACGTTTTCTATTGCAGATACAGGTGTAGTTGCTGGTTCTTTTGGTTCAGCAAGTAGAACATTGACAGTTACAACTAATTCACAAGGTCAATTAAGTTCTATAACTGCACCATTAATTTCGATTGCACCGAGTCAAATTAATGCCACAATCCCAAATTCTGGGCTTACGAATAGCTCAATTACAGTAAATGGTAATGCGATTGCATTGGGGGGTAGTGCAACTATAACGGCTAATACTCCAAATGCGTTGACAATAGGAACAGGATTATCTGGCACAAGTTTTAATGGTTCTACGGCTGTTACGATAGCAAATACAGGTGTTTTAAGTGTTACAGGAACATCACCTGTTAATGCTTCAACAACAAGTGGAACAACTACAGTAAGTTTAGCATCAGGATATGGCGATACGCAGAATCCTTACGCATCTAAAACAGCTGCTTATTTTTTAGCTTCACCGACTTCTACAAGTGGTGTGCCAACATTTAGATCAATTTCAGCAACAGATATTCCAACTTTAAATCAAAATACAACAGGAACTGCATCTAATGTGACAGGTGTAGTTGCTGTGGCGAATGGTGGTTCAGGAGTTACAACATCAAGTGGTGCAAATTCTATAGTATTGCGTGATGCAAATGGAAATATAACTACAAACTGTTTATTTGAAGGATATGTTACGCAAGCTGCAAGTGGAACAACATTGGTTTTAATTGCATCATCAGCACAAAATTATCAAATTACAGGTTCAGGTGGGCAAACAATTAGACTTCCTGATGCTACAACTCTGCCAAATGGTGCGACATTTACATTTAATAATAATCAATCTTCAGGAACTATTGTTGTTCAAAACAATTCATCCACAACTGTTGCAACAATACAATCAGGTGGATATACAACTGTAGTTTTATTAAATAATTCAACTTCTGCTGGTTCTTGGGATCGACATGATTCAACACCATCAAATGTATCTTGGTCTACAAATACTTTAGATTATGCAGGTTCAATAACTTCTGCAACATGGAATGGTAATGTTATTGCATATAATCGTGGTGGAACAGGTCAATCATCAGCATTTACGCAAGGTGGTGTAGTTTATGGTTCTTCAACATCAGCTTTAGCAACTACGTCAGTCGGCACAACAGGTCAAGTATTGACTTCACAAGGCACGTCAGCACCAATATGGGCAAATAACGCTGCTTCTGTGTCCATTACAGACGATACAACGACAAATACGACTTATTATCCTTTAGTTGCTAACCAGACCACAGGTCAGATTACAACAGAGTATACAAGCTCAACAAAATTTAAATATAACCCAAGTACAGGCACATTGAGTGCAACAACATTTAATGGTGGTGCGACTATTACAAGTGGAACGATTAACAATACTGTAATTGGTGGCACAACTCCTGCTAATGGTACATTTTCTACGCTTTATATTGCACCATGATAGATTGGAAAATAACAAAAATTACGGCAGAAGATGGGGTGATAACTCATGCCCATTATGTATGTAAATTAGTTCAAGAACCTTTTACTGTAGAAACAGAAGGTAATTGGTATTTTTCAGACAAAATATTAAAAAAACCATTAGAAGAAGTAAAAGAGCAAGATATTGCTGAATGGATAGAAAAAGAATCTATGCAAAATGGTGTAAGTGCAATAAAATTAAGGCTAGAGGAACAAATGCAGTCTTTACAAAATGATCAAACTGTAAGTTTACCTTGGCTGCCAAAAACATTCAAACTTAAGGATTAAATCATGGGTCAAATTGTCTTTCAAGCAACTTTAGGTGGTCAAACTGCTTTAGTTGGTCAAAATACTGCTTCTAGTTATAGTTTAACGCTACCTTTAGCGACAGATACATTAGTTGGGAAAGCTACAACTGATACGTTAACTAATAAAACTTTAACATTACCTGTTATTTCTAGCATTGTAAACACAGGTACTTTAACTTTGCCGACAGCTACAGATACTTTGGTGGGCAGAGCAACAACAGATACGCTGACAAATAAGACAATTAGTGGCTCAAGCAATACTATAAGCAATATTGGTAATTCAAGTTTAAGTAATTCTTCAATAACTATTGGTTCAACTAGCGTTAGTTTAGGTGCTACAGCATCTACTATTGCAGGATTAACCCTTACAAGCCCAACCATTAATGGTGGTACTAGCACAGCAACACAGAATTTAGCAAACGTAACAGGAACACTTGTTGTCGGTAATGGTGGCACAGGATTAACTTCCTTGTCATCAGGATATATTCCTTATGGTAATGGTACAAGTGCTTTTAGTTCTAGTTCTAGTTTATATTTTAGTGGAACAAATCTAGGAATAGGTACAAGTAGTCCTGCTGTAAGTTTAGATGTAGCAGGAAACGCTAATATTCAAAATGGTGTTTTAACAGTAGGTAAAAATACAGTATATGATGCTTTTATAAATACTCCTGAATCTATGTATTTTAATGTGGATTCTGACGCAAATTCTTCAGGTAATCTATTTGTATGGGGAACAGATAGAGCAGGAACAAGTGGTGGCACAGAATGGATGCGTCTTACATCTGCTGGCTATCTAGGAATAGGTACAAGTAGTCCTCAAGCAAATTTAGAAATAAGTCAATCATCTAGTGGTTCTACTGCACAAGTATTACGTTTAACAAATCCAAATACGGCAGCAAGTACAGGTGCAGGTATTCAATGGAATTTATCATCAGCAAATTCAGTAATAAATGGAGAAATATCTGTTTATAGAGATTCTGCCACTTCTGGAACAATGGTATTTAAAAATGCTTATGCTAGTGGTGGTGCATTAACAGAATCTATGAGGATTGATTCATCAGGCAATCTAGGACTTGGAGTTACTCCTTATGGCTGGTATGCAGGTTCATCTGCTCATGTATTTCAAATAAATAATGG